CAAAACCAAGTAACCCAAACCCTAACCGCCCGCGGGGGGCGCTCCCCCGCCCGTTTAACTTGAAACTTGAAAGAAAAGGAAACCAAACCATGACAAGCAACAACAAAACCAACCCAACCAACCTAGCCCCAGCTCAAGACGTCGATTTCATTTGCTCAATCGTCGAGGATATCGGCGAGGTATGCGACGGCGCAATCCGACCAGACGGCGTCGGATTCAACAAACCGGACCAGATATTTGTCGACTTAGTCAGGCGCTATCCCCGCGAGCGCTGGACCGCGGCCGATGTCGCGAGCGCGGCGGCGAATCTTCTCAAGTATCACGGCCAAATGCCCGCCGCCTCTCACAAGCGCCTCAAGGCCCTCGCGGCTGAGGATGCCGACCCGCGCGCTGTTCGAGTTATCGCCGCCCGTTGTCGCGCGGCTGAGCGGCTCAAGGTCGCGGCCCGTGGTGACGCGTTCCTTGTTTCTTTTCCGTACGGGTGCGAGGGGTTCGAGACGTTCAAGTCTACCATTAAATCGGCGGGGGGCCGGTGGCAGCCCTATGACAAGGTCTGGCAGCTTCCCCACGCGGCGGCGTCGATTGCGGCCGTTCGTACCCTGACAACCCAGCACCTATTCGGGCTGACAGGCGAGGCCCGCGAGTTGTTCGAGACCGAGCCCCTGCCCGCCTATCGCATCGAGGCCCGCGGGGATTCCCTCGCGGTTATCAGCCCGTTCGACCGCGCCGTTGTCGACACCATGCGTCTTATCAAGGGTCGCCGTTGGGACGGTGCCGCCAAGCTGAACATCATCCCGACAACGGCTGACCTCGGCCTCCTAGCGCCGTTCAATTTCGAGGTGATGCCTTGCGCCCGCAAGTTGATTGAGGAGAATCAAGCCGCAATGGTCGAGGCCGATTCGGTCACCTGGCACGCGTTCGACGCGTCAAAGCTATACCCTCACCAGGCGGCTGGCATCGAGTATCTACGCGGCCGCAAGTGTGCATTGCTGCGGGATGAAATGGGGCTAGGTAAAACCATTCAGGCCCTATTGGCATTGCCTGACAACGCCCGCGCCCTAGTCGTTGTCCCCGCGTCGCTTAAGTACAACTGGGCTGCCGAGTGCAACCGGTGGCGGCCTGACTTGTCACCTGTCATCCTAAGCGGCGGCGGGTCATTCCGGTGGCCCGAGCCCGGCGAGCTAGTGATTCTCAACTATGATATTCTAACCGATAAACCCGGCCGGGCACCCGGCGGCGTTGTCCTTGTCGCTGATGAGGTCCAGCTAGTTAAGAATAACAAAGCGCAACGCACTAAGCGTTTCCGCATCCTAGCCAACGCTGTAAGCCGTACCGGCGGCCGTCGCTGGCTGATGACGGGGACGCCGCTCCTAAGGAACCCGGCTGATTTGTGGGCGGTCATGCTCGCGGCGGGCATTCACCGCGAGGCGTACCCCTCAGGGTTCGAGACATTCGCTTATCAATGGGGCGGGCGTCACACGGGCTACCGGGGCGCGCTGGAATGGGACCACGAGAAGATTGACCCGATAGCAGGGCTGACGCTTCAAAGTGTCTCACTCGGCCGCTTACGCGCCAATGTCATCGACCTCCCCGCCAAGCGTCACGCGGTGCACACCGTAGAGGTACCCGACAACGTGGCACCACTAACAGACGAGGAACTCAAGACCCTCGAATCATGCGAGGACATTGAAGAGCTAAGAGGGAAGCCAATCTTCGAACGCATCGCAGCGGCCCGCGCCAAGCTGGCTCAGTTCAAGGCACCGCTTGCGCTCGACCTGGCCCGTGAAACGGTCGAGGGTGGCGGCGGCCCTATCATTGTCTTTAGCGCCCACGCTACGGCGTTGGATTCATTCAAGGCAATGGAGACGGCTTATTTCGTTGCGTTCAATATCCGCATCGAAACCCTCCAAGGCTCTGACAGTGCAGAGCGACGGGCTGAGGTTGTAGAGGCTTTCCAGGCTGGCAAGATTGATATTCTCGCCCTTACCATCGGCGTCGGGCAAGTGGGGTTAACCCTAACCAAGTCATGCCGGATGCTTTTCATCGACCGCGACTGGTCGCCCGCTGTTAACCGCCAAGCTGAAGACCGAATTAACCGAATCGGTCAAGACCGCACCTGCGACTATACCACAATAGTGGCGGCCCGTGGTGTTGACCGCCTAATCGCGGCGAGCATCGCACGCAAGGCAGAAATGATGAAACATGCTGAAGGCGTTGCTTAATCAAGTAACATGTCTTAACGTGCCAATAACCGGGGGCGGTCCGCCGCCCCTGAATAACAACAAAGAAACCAGAAAACCTTGAGGGGGTTTAACATGAAACTTGAAGATAAGACTCTACCGTATGTAATGGCCCATCGTTCACCGTGCGAGGAATATCAGGCACCCGCTTGCGGCGATGCATGGGGCACGCATGAGATCCTTGGGCACCTATTACACAAACTTGAAGACGACCTATGCGGGCTTAGCGGCTCAAAGGTCGAGGATGAAATCGATCTCCGCCGGGCTGAAATCCTGCGGACCGCGGCTGTTTATCGCGCCCGCAATGTCCGAGCGTTGGCGGCTGAGCTAGTCCAAAAGCTCGACCGATTAACCCTTGAGATTGAGGATGGCCCGGTCACCGACCTAGGCGTCTCAGACCTCCGAACCAAGAAAGGCGGCGAGCAATGAGGACATTCACGGAAAGGCAAGCAAAGTACGCAGCAATCAAGCAATATCTCAAAGATGAGCACGGTATTTGCAACCCACTAGAAAACAATCCTTGGCTCGTGTGCTCAAGCCTAGACCCTGAGTTTTATGATGCTTGCGTCTACGAAGTGGAAGGTGGCGAAGTTTTAGTCGTTACAGAGTCAGAGCGGGATGAGCGATGGAATGAAAGCCTAGAGAATTACATTGATGAATGCGTCTTGCCCGAGTTGCCTGAGATAGCCCAACAGTATTTCGACTATGAGAAGTGGAAACGCGACGCTCGATATGATGGGGCCGGGCATTGCCTGTCGCACTACGATGGCGTCGAGCATGAATACAAATTCGGCGACCATTGGATTTACATCTACCGTCAAAACTAAACCAAAACCAAAGGAGTGCAACCCATGAATAACTTCAATATCTTCAGACGAGAAAAGATAAATCTCCGGCATCAAAGCGAAATCAATCCCTCTACGGATGAGGCGTTTGAATTCATGAATGAAGCAACGGCACAAGAGTTAACACGGCTAATCAAGTCCCTGAGTCATGACGATATCGCAAGGGTATTAATTGATAAGATGCGACACTTAGAAATCCGCGGAAATTGTGCCGAGGAAGATGGCGCACGCTATATGGTAAGCGCCATAGCAGACGCATCTGAGTATGGCATAGAGTAAGAAACCCAAACTATCCGGGGCTTAGGCCCCGCCTTTTCTTTGGAGTCAAAGCCATGAAATGCGTCTGTTATACCGACCCCATCACCATTGAGATTAGCTTAGAGCACTGGACCCTTTACGTTGACACCTTCCCCGCGTGCCCGCTTGTTGATTGCGAGTGCGGGCTTCTGAGTCAACACGCCTCGGAGGTTCGATTTAGGTACTATGACCTGACCTTGGACCCCGACCGCTTTAGCAAGTCCCGGCGTTCTTGTACTGTTTGGATGGAACCCCCTGAGGGGGGCGTGATTCGTTTCAGTGATATCCATGACCTGGTTGACCAGGCTGAGGGATACGCTCACGCCAACCCTGAGAGGTTTCCGGGGATGTTCCCCGCTGACTATTGGGGTTGACCCCTAGCCGTTCACCGTTGCGCCGCCCGTTGCAATCCAAGCGATTCGCGGGCGGCCTTTCCCGCCCTTATGTGCAATCTCTACTAGCTCAGCCTCGCCCGTTTCACTTACATCTGAGAGCGCCTCACGGCGATAGCGTGGCTCAATACTGCGCAAGGCTCGGTTGAGTTCGGCCTCAGTGATTCCGCGTTCTCCCCTGGCCTCTATAAGCTCAAGAACCCGCGCCCGCAGTTTGCCATAGTTCGAATCATTGACGTTAACCCTCACCGCCTCAACCATTTTGATTGTCGCGTCGAATACGTAATCAATCGCCCATTGCGCCGCCGTTCGATTTATCACCGGCCGTTCCAGGTTAAGCGAGGCCGCAACGATTGCGCTCAGTCGCATAGCTATCTCGACCGTTCGACCAAACAAAACGTCCAAGCCTTCCTCGTCCATTCTGTTTTGTTTTGAGATTATCTTATCCTCGAACTCATCGAATAGCCGTTCGGCCTCCTCGTCGAAGTCAATCATGATTGGCTCGGGTGGTAGTTCAAAATCGTTCTCAATTAGTCCGCCCGTTCCCCTGGCTTTCCTCGTCCATGCAATGACCGTTCCTGGTGCCTTCGTTCCATAGCGCACCTTCTGTCGCTTCGTTCGTTCCGCCTTGCTCTCGATAATGAGCAGTCGTCCCAGAAAGCCCGCCTCGATATCTTGCGCGGCTATTGCCCCGTAAAACTGTTTAGGCGTTGTAAGCCCTAGCAGCGTCACCGCTGGCCTAACTATCCTGATGTCTTCCCTTGTTTGATTGCTCATTGAGGAATAGGCTTTCGGCCTCAGCGTTCCATCAAGCAACCCAAAGGTCTCAACTAGCAGCGTTGTAGCTTCCTTAAGGGCGCTGTTCCCGTGGGCCTTCGTTGCTTCGAGGTATCGTCCAAACTCATCGATGACGCATATATGGGTTGGCTTTTCTTTCAGTTCAGAGAACACCGCACCCGGCGAGGTGTAACCGCTACCACTGAGAAGTTCCGTTCGTTCTGCTTCCTCCAAGATATTGTGGATCACTTTCCGTCCGTGCTCCTTGCCCGTTGTACTCTTGGCAATGCTGAGCAGATACAGACTGGTGTAGTTCCCTTGCGTTGTAACGTACCGCCGTCCCAATACCACCGACCCGAAAGCAATCGTTGCTTGAGCAGCCAGCAAGTCGTTCGGTTGAGGCGCGGTCCTCATGTAGTAATCAAACACGTCCCCAAGAACACCCGGCATCCTAAGCTTAGATAGCCGCTGCTGGCTTTCCTCCATCGCATCAAGCTCAAGCTCCATCTTGGTCTTGACCCGTGCCCTGAATGGATTCTCTGAAACCTTACGAGGTTCACCCATGGGCACGCCTGCTTCATGGTTGCGCTGATGGGTTTTAATCACGGAGTCCACCACCTTCATAACCTCAAGCGTTGGCAAGGGGTTAGGGTTCTTGGCGTTCCATTCCTTGGCCTTGAGTTGAACGGTCTTTCGGTCATAACCAGCCGCTACCCACTTACCAACCAGGCTAGTACACGCGCTATTGCGTTCCCCTTTCTCAACCGGTCTTTCCTCGTAAGAAGATTTGACTGAGTTCGGGTCAAATTGAAACACATTGTCTGGCATGGCTCTCATCGTTCTCGCATTGAGAGCAGCGAGGTCTGACTTCATGAGTTCAGGCAGGTCACCGACTTCCCATTCCTCCGTTCCGCCGTCCCGCATCCATTCGTACACGAACCCTGTCTCATGGATACTCGGCGGAGCCACGACGTAACCGCCCGCTCCTTTGATGTCGATTGAGTGGTGTTCAATCTTCGAGCAGCGGTAGTTGCCTCGATAGTAGAAGTGGCAGCCGCGTCTCGTTTTGACCCGCCAAGGTGTCTTAGGTAGACGGCTCTCGACAATGGCCACGGCTTCAGGACTGTCGCAATCTACGACAACCAGGCCGTTCCCAGTAAGCAGACCAATGTTACCATCCGGCTGTTCGTCCCACCATGCGTCAATGGTGTCATCCGTTGCGGGATTATCCCGCAGGTCGGCCCACTTCCTGATTGCTGACTTGGAGCACTTACCAAGCTGTACCAGGTTGAAGCCTCGCTCCCATAGATCTAGCGCATTTTCTTTCATGGAAGTCACTTATTCCCCCTCACCAAAGATCACTTAACGTAACCGGCTTCTTGCTTCACGGCTTCTTTCTCGATTGCCTTCAGTCCTTTCCTGACGGCTAGACGCAGTATGTCACTACGCTTAACCGTAATCAGGTCCGGCTGTAGTTTTTTAACCGCTCCTGCCATTTCATCAATCATTTCAATAAACTCCTCTGAACACTGAAAAGCTACCTGGCGCATAACAACTCCTTTGTTATTTTGTAATTGGCCCTTGATATAACTTTTATAAGGCTGTAACAATATCATTGCAATCCCATGTGTCGGGAGAGAACGAAGTAATAGGACTCAGCTTTCTCGCGGCACGCTATGATTTTGGAGAAAGCATGAAGATTATCAGGACCAGTCAGGTCGAACATCAGTACCTCAAGATTCTTACCTATGCTCAGTCAGCCGGTGGCAAGACCAGGCTCTGTGCTACTGCACCCAACCCCGTGGTTGTCAGTGCTGAGGCGGGGCTTCTTTCGTTGCGTGACTATGACTTACCAGCGATTCAAGTTGCGACACTTGCCGACGTTCAAGAGGCATACAAGTTCATTGCTGAGAGTGACGAGATGAAAGACATCGAGTGGGTGTGCATCGACTCTATCTCAGAGATTGCAGAAGTTGTGCTTGCAACTGAGAAGCGAAATGCGAAAGATCCTCGTCGTGCATACGGTGAGATGCAAGACCGCATGACCAGCTTGATTCGGGCATTTCGCGACCTACCCAAGAACGTGTACATGTCTTGTAAGCAGGAGCGTGTAGCTGACGAGTCAGGCGTAGTTGGGTTCGGTCCAAGTATGCCAGGCACCAAGTTGTCGCAGCAGTTGCCTTACTTCTTCGATGAGGTCTTCTGTCTCAGAGTGAACCAGAACGAAGAAGGTGAAACTCAGCGATTCTTACAAACTCAGCCTGACGGTGTTTATCAGGCCAAAGATCGAAGCGGTGTATTAGACCGCTACGAAATCCCACACCTCGGCAAGATTGCCGAAAAGATGAAAGGAACAAAGTAATGCAAGGATTCAGATTTAACCCTAATGAAGTAGAAGATGATCGTCGTGAAGGCGGGTTCCAGCCCGTGCCAGAGGGCGAGTACAGCGTCATCATTGATACCGCAGAAATCAAAGAGACCCGCAAGGGCGACGGTAGGTACCTGGCTTTGGCTTTCCGCATCGTATCAATGAAGAGCCATGGTCGGCTTATCTTCAGTAACTACAACTTCGTAAATCCAAACGAGAAGGCTGTTCAGATTGCTCGCAAGGAAATGAAGAAGCTCTGTCTTGCGGTTGGTATCAATCGCGAGATTACCGACATCAACGAGTTCATTAACCGCGAGCTTAACATCAAGGTCAAGGTCGATGAGTACGAGTACAACGGTGAGACTAAGAAGAGCAATAAAATCACTCATTACATCAAACATGAAACACCAGCACCTCAAGCGGGAATCGAGCAGGCGAAGCAGACTCTCGGCGGCGAGGTACTGCCCTTCTAATTGAAGGGTTCAGAGTGGGGGGATGCGCGTCCCCCCATTCCTTTTCTGTCCCCATATTCCTTGAGGGGGAGAACAGGCCCCTAGTTTAACCGGAGAGCTAAATGTCATCAACTGATTTACTAGACGTAACGACCATGCAGTTATTCGACGCCATCAACGCAGCCAAGGAAGCCGCTCAGTCGCAGGACAAGCGACCTCACCTTGGGGCTAGTCTGGCGGGCAATGAGTGCAAGCGTAAGATATGGAACGAGTTCCGCTGGATAGCCAGCAAGAAGTTCTCAGCCGATACCCTGCGACGATTCGCCGACGGCCATGCAAGCGAGGACATATTCGCCGAGGACCTTGAGCGAGTCGTAAAGATTACTGACCGCCAGTGGTCTTTCAAAGATGGACACCTAGGCGGCAGCATCGACGGCTTCCTGCCAGACGGCGTGCCTGGCTTTGAAGAGCCCATGATTTGGGAACACAAGTGCATTGGCGCGGACAAGTGGAAGTCGCTCAACAGAAAACTCGGTGAGTACAAAATGATGCGGTGCGTTGATCGCCTGCTCTTAGACTGGAACTTCAATTATTACAGCCAGGCGCAAATCTATATGCACTATAAGAAAGTGGACTGGCATTTCATTACGGTTGCCTCGGCCGGTACACGCGACATCATGGGCTTTCGCACGCCATACGATGATACCTTTGCCTATGAAGCGATTCGCAAAGCTAAAGCCATTGCAGTCGCAATGGAGCCGCCCTCTGTGCTTGGCGGCAAGTCTAACTTTCCGTGTAGCTTCTGCGATTTCTCGTCGCACTGCTATGAGGGGGCTGACCCACTGCGTCATTGCAGAAGTTGCCGCTATGTTACTCCGACAGTTGACGGCGTGTTTACTTGTTCGCTAACTTCGGATGAGCTTTCTGTCGAGGCTCAGAAGGAGGGATGCAAAGAGTGGACTCACCACCTCTGAAATTCAAGGTCGAGCGAGCGCCTAAGAAGCGCGGCAAGAAGAAAGAAAAGATTCCAACCGAGCACTGGGAACAGGTGCAGGTTGTTAAATATATGCAGCAAAACAAAATGGTTTTCGTTGCAGTGCCCAACGGCGGTAGCCGTGGGCCGATAGAGGGGGCACGTCTGAAAGCTGAGGGCGTTCAAAAGGGTTTTCCTGATCTCCTGGTTCTTCACCCATTTCTAGGCGCGATAGAGATGAAGAAGACCAAGGGTGGCAGGGTCAGCCCAGAACAAACATCCTGGCTTCAGACACTCGAAGACATTGGCTTCAGGTGTGTCGTGGCAAAGGGCCATGAGGAAGCCATTAAGTTTATCGAGGAGTGCATAGATGCTGAAACATGACACAAGGACAAAGGTCGCCAATGAGGGCGGCAAGAAGCTGAGAGAAGCCTGGAAGCAAAGCGGCAAGAGCTTGAGGGAGTGGGGCGAGGAGCAGAAGATTAGCTACGCAGCCCTGCACCGCTACATGACTGGCGTGACGCTGCCAAACATTCACACAGCTTTTAAGATGAAAACTAATTACGGAATACCCATGGAGGATTGGGTTAAGGAGATCTAATGTGGTGGTTATTGGGCGTTGTATGCGCCCTGGCGATGGGGGTCGCCATCTCTGAATATCTGGCAGTCCGTCAGATAGAGAAGCGCATACGGCGAAAGTGGAGGGACCATGAGCAAGATAAAAGATAGACCTAGAGGCTGGTACTTACGCGAGCAGAAAAAAGAACTGCGTCACAAGATTACCCTGGCCAAACGATGGATAGAGCAATGCACGGACCCAGACCGCCTGGCTGACTTGAAAGAGCATCTATGGCGGCTGGAGTATCGTGAGATTTTCATGGGGAAGAAGAAGTGAAGGAGGTTAACAAAAGTTGCTAACTTCGTGTCCCACTTCGGGTCCAAAACCCGCGTTTGGGAAATAGGAGGCGCAGATATGCCAATCAAAGACCTGTTGAAAAGTAAGGATGACCCGTTTGCAAAACCTGAAGACCTAAGTGAATGGAAGAGGATCCCCGGCTTGTTTAGGAAATGGGAGTTTGCAGAGCTAATTGAAGACAATGACTCAATCAGCTTCCAGAAAAATGGAAAGACCGAGGATGGCACTCAGTTGTGGGCGCTATATCGGCACTGTCCTGAGGGGACGCTTTGACGGCACTAGCGTCTGTCAGTTCCCTGTGAACCTCAAGAAGCTAAACAAAGCACGCAATCAAATGGCTCTACCGTTTTGAGGTGCACCGGAGACAACTGTCAAA